TTTTTTGTAATCACCTTCAAACACCTTCATTTTATCATCCAAAAATTTTGCCAATTTTTCGTAAATTTTCCCTCCGTCGGTGTGCATGTTAATTCCGACGCTAGAGAAAAATAAATCGCCAAATTCAACCATCAAAGTAAAGACAGGTCCTAAAACCATCCTGCTCAAAATCAGGTGATCCACGGGAGAAGGGTAGAACATACGAGTTTCTCCTTTCTTTACTTTTTCGGCACTTCGCGGTTCATCTTTGAGTTTAGCGCCGTATATAGTTCCGGGTGTGCATTTCTTTTTGTATTCGTTAATACGATACATCAGCCTGTCCATTAACTCTTCCGTTGGTTCCCGAGTTATTTCCTCATGCTCTTCTTTCACAATGGGCAACCATATGCCTTTCTTCCCCTTAAAGCCATAACCCGCACCCGTACTTGTATTAATCCTTCGTAAATATGCGTCATTTAAATCTCCATTCACGGCGGTATGTAAGTCAAGTGGATTTAATTTCTTTCTGTTTTCCGGCAAACCCGCCATAATATGTTCTATCCACGTGTCCACACACTCCATCAAAACATCTCTGTCTAAAGGTTTGCGTTCCACATTTAAAGAATTTAAATTGACATTATATGGAGAAACCCAGTCTCCTTCTGGAGTAATTTTCGGAACCATCAAAGGAGGCATAAAATCCTTACTAGGTTTAAAATTTATAACTTCGGCAAATAAGGAGCTCAAATTAGCGTGTATCTTCGATTTTTTAAGTTTAGACTTGCCCATGGGAAGTATTCCTTTTCCATCGTACCCTATATAATCCAAATTATGCAATTTTATGAAATTAAAAGGCGATTTAGGTACGGGGTCTAAAAGGGAAGCTACCTCATCACTCTCCGAATAAACCTGTAATTGCGGACGATTCTCCAATTCAAATATTCCATCAATTAATTTCTTCTTGTCAATACGCGTGCCGAATGCATGGTTACCTTCATGACCGGCAAAATGTATACCAACGAAAGCCGCTTTGTTTTCGCCCACCTTAATAACAATTGGAGTACCACATTTACCCTTGCTATGATGTTCCCAATGATAATAAACAGGTTTCTCAGTCACAACCTGTTCCCATCTTTTGTCCAAGGCAACCTGTGGAACAGGTAGAGATGTAATATGCACCCGATTTTCACCAATAAAGCCTACGGCATTTTGGAAATCTACGTCCGCTATGTGCCGCAATATATTCTTAAACTGCATTTGACTCACGTATAATAATGATAAATCATTACCCAGATCTTTACGAAATGTTCCACTAATAATGGTGTGCTTATAAGGACCATCCTCAACCTTAGGACTGTTGCTAATAGAAATTTCAAATTTCTCTTCCTGATTTACGGGTAAAGCATGTGTGTTAATCAACACTATATTGCCCTGCAGTCCAACCACCACCGTTTTAGTTTCATAATTTGATAACTTGCACGTCAAAATTGCATTTCTAGTGTTTTGCTTTAAAAATAAAGCTAGTCCGTGAGGATCACCCGAAAAAGGCAAATCATGTTTAACGTGAATATAGTTCCACGCTTCAGGTGATTTTCCCTTCGTTCTAGAAAAGGAACCATCAGCTCCCATCATTTGCTCATGGAGTCTCATTTGATCAAAAGCTGGTCCAGTTTTAGAAAACTCTGAACCTTCCGTTTGTGTAGTCCTCTTCTTATTGCGTTCCTCGTCATCGTCTTTAAGCTCATACTTCTCATCAACGTGATCTTTCGTAAGAACGTAATGGGCAGCACAAATACAAATGCCATATAACAACGGCGTTCCCACACTGAGGAAGAAAAACAATTTGCGATTACGATTCACGCTATCGTATAATCGATCCAATCTACCTCGAAAATAAAACATGAGAGCATTCTTAGCAATAATGTATTTATCTAATTTCGTTCCAACTGAAATTTCCTCAGATACGTTGGCAATAACACCCACGATTCCAAGAAATACTAACATACAGGCGGAACGCCAACATGTGTCAAACCAACTACAACGGAAAAATATACTTAAAAGTAAATGCGAAAAGAAAAACAAATAACACAACGGTATAATGAATTTGTTAGTCAAATATCTAGTTAAACGCACACAACAAACCGTAAAATAATATTGTTTAAAAGCGAAAAGAAAATTCGATATGTTAGTCAATCCTCCGAGTAGGAAAAAAGTAGCACTATAACCTATCCACCAATTTCGTGCGTAGTAAAAAGTCAACCACGCCAGAAAACGGGCATAAATGGGTATCAAATAAGTAAAATAAGATTCGGTTTGCACGTTATCCGCTCGCCGAGCTTCATCTTGTGCGCGAAATTTGTGTCCATATACAACACTATGGTTCTGAACCTTTTTTGCTCTTACTTCTTCTTGATGACCTATGAATTCCATGAAATACTGTCTAATAGCATCATATGCCTCGTCACATTCAACGTTTTCTTTATCATATATGATATTGGATTCAACATTATTAAGCTGTTGTTTTCGATAAATATCAAAATAATACTTATCGATAAGACGATTTCCTGCTTCCATTGCTAGATTGTTATCTATTCCAACACCGCCTTTTTGCTTATACTCATCTTTCACACGAGGATGTACAAATAAAAATCTCCTATTAAATGCGGCTGGATTATTAAAGATATATGGAATATTCAATGTAGGATCATTACAATCTAATACCATAACTTCAGCCAGAAAAGGCGTTTTACCTTTTCCTTCAAAAGCCATGTTTAACAAATAAGTATTTGAATCTATAATTGAAGTCAATTCCTGTATTACTACATCTCCTTTCATCTTAACAATATCTTTCTTCAAACTACCCAATTCTGGAATATGCACGCCAAAATGTGACAAGGGGCTGTACCCTTCCCAATAATTGTCAAAGGCATTCTTATGATAAATTTCATTGTCATGGAATGGTCTGCATTTAGCATCGGCGAAAATGCGAAACAACCATCCCATGATAACACTCTTTCCTATACCGGGGTCACCATGCAACACTATACACGCTGGCGGAGTACGAGTTTCTGACATAACCAGATTTTCCAACTTATTGGATATCGCATACAATTTGAAATAAAGTTGCATGCACAGATTATATCCTGGCATAGTAGGGTTGCCTTTATCTATCACATCCTTCATGATAGGTAAACATTCTCTTGCTTCCCGAACATATTGTTTACGACATATCTGACCCGGCACAGGCAGACCAGAATATGTCAATTCCTCTAACGCAACTAATCTCTTAGCTGCATTTATAGCGGTAGAAACAGGATTCTTAGTAAAAAGCAAATCGGATAGTGAACACCCACTACGATACATTTCGGCCGCCCTGACAAGGGTAGATAACGCGTCCATCATTATGACACAAACAGACATCAAATCAAGATTCTTGACACTAACTCCTTCAATTTCACCAAAATATCGGGAAATGTTAGATGCCACATTGGGCGGAAAAAACTGAAAAGAATTCAATGTAATAAACAAGTCTCTTATAGACTTCACTAAACCTCCGCTCATGGCTGACTTGAAAGCGTATGAAAATGACGCTATATTGTCCGATAGTGATTCAGTGACGGGCAGATCCTTTGACCACCAATGTCTAATCTTACACACTAGGAAAATGGCAGTGTCCAACGCAATTTTATGCTCCAACGGGACACCAAATTTTCCCATTAGCAAATGTACATACATTACTACCTTTTTTGAATCATTTTCTTGTTTACACAAAAATAAGATGATGAAAAAATCAATACACTTATCAGCCCATTCTGCACAGACTTTCCAAGTGTTAGAATCGACCGTTTCCATAATCCGTCTTTTCAAATCTCTGAAATTTTTCAAAAAAGTATTTTCGGTCATAGGAATATCAGATAGTCCAGACATCGTTTCATCCTTACGCGCAGCAGCGATAAAATCCATCGGCGTAGCGTATATTTTATTTGAGTCACTCAAAGGTTGAGCGAAAATATCCAAGTCCCACTTACTCTCATATTCCATCTCTTTCTCATCCCAGTCGAGACACTTTTCATCTGATTCAGTAACACAAAAATTATCGGCCTTGCGTTGACGTTGACGCTCTTTCTTTCGCAGATATTTCATTTTCTTGTTGCGTTTGTTAGCTTCTCTAATTAGATCTGATTCAAATACTCTGGCTACACTTTCTTTCATGTCTGATTCAATTGGAACAAACAAGCCATCTGGAAGAGTGATTGTATTTCGTCTATTCTTCTCTTCTCGCTGATTTTTAAGAGTGATAGTCCGAAGCTTGTTTGTTAAATCATAAACACTGTCTTTCTCAGCTTGCTTCTTTACTCTAAAACGTTTTTTAGCCTCTTCAATACCACGCATAGTGGAAACTTCTTGGGAAAAACGCAACATATCTTCTGAGACTGAGAAAGATCTACCTGCACGAATCGCACGTGCTCCATTACTACTTAATGGTAAAAGTCCGGCTTGAATTCCGGAAGTTGCAGATAATACCTGTCTTTGACGTTCAAAGTTCTGAATCTGCATAATACCCAAATTAACGTTCGGAAAGGGCATAACCCGAACGTGTCTATTCAGCGAATAGACAAGACTTCTACTTTATTTAACATCATAAAATAGAAAAAGAACGGACAATACATTAATTTAACAATAATGTGTTGAAATAATTGCATAATGACAAAATTATAATAACTGGTACATATATAAACCGTACAAAGCAAAGCGTTTATAGCTCCGGACGCGATTTTTAAATCGAATTCTATGCCTGTGATTACACATGAGCCACCGCTCTCGAACATTGTAATCAACAAAAATAAATGATACATAAAAAACGACTTAAAATCGCTCATACTTTATAAGCTCGCGCAGACTTCAAGGTCGCCTTAGGCAACGATCTCGCTAGTTTATATATGTGGTAGGCGCAGGAATATAGGTGGTTGCCACACTATACCTACTTTTACCACATCATAATTTTATAATCATACATATCTCGGGCTCATTAAATTAATACAATACATCAATATATACACTTTGGTATAAACCAAATAAGTCTCATGTAATACTCAATTCTTAGACTTTAATCAAATTGAGGTCAAATTTAAAGGGCTGACAAACCCTTAAAGGAGTAGCCAACTCCTATGGCAAAAGATGCCAAAAAACTCGCTAAAAAATTTTATATCGAAGAGTTTTAAAATTCGATAATTGCGACACACAAAAGTGTGTCGCAAAGGCTTGCCAAGCCTAACGGTATTAGAAACCGTGAAATTACAGCAAAACTTTTTAAATCGAAGAATTTCATATTCGATTAGTGCTAAAGCACTTAAGGTTCCACAAAATAAGATTGTGTCTTTAGGAACAAATTAAAAACACAAAATACATAATCTATACAATATAACACGTATTCATATAATGCCATAAGTGATAACAGATGAAGTAACACGCAAAGTTGGTTATAAACCAACAAACCGTGATTCTTTAACTTTTAAAACTTATACCATTGCAGAATACCAGAAATACGATGCAGTACATATGCATGCACTACACCACGACGTGGGGGGTTCGAGAACCC